TTTCTTTCAAATAAATTTTGTCGTCATTGAGAAGATTCGCCCCAGATAAAAGGGGCATTTCCCAGGTATAGGTGAAAGTGGCCCTTTTTGGAGCTGGCCTCCCCTGCTGAGAATCGATGATCTTAAAGCCGGGCATTATCCCACCTCATCAGCCGCGTCATAAGTCAATGTAACTTGAACTGTCGAAATTTCACTAGAAGTATATGTTAGCTCTGCAGGTTCTACCTTGGATGGCCATACATTATATAACACATAAAAATAGACACCAACGCCAGCCCCGTTAAGCATAGCAACTCTTGCCTGTGTCTGAGACTCTTGAGGAAGCTTGACTGTATGTTGCTTGAGGTTGATTACTTTTTCCGACCAATATTTAAACAGTGCGTATGTGCTAAGGGTACTACCCTTAAGAGTCTCATAAAACTTCACATTGATCGGGTTCCATTTATACTTGCCAGGTAGATGTATCTGGTTTATCCCGGCATGCATAACCGCTTTATCTATCTCAAGAACTGGTCTTTGGCTACTCAATGCATATACATCAAGATTGGATAGATCACCAATATCCCCACCAGTAAAATAGAATTCCCAGCGATGAGCACGCGCTGACTCTACGGTCGCTGAAGGTCCCTTCCCTTCACCATGAATTTTGAAACCAGGCATTTAGCCACCAGCTATCTCTAGTCCACCCTCTTGGCTCGATCGAACCTGAATTTGACTTCGATCATCTGAAGTTCACTAGATGAATAATCCAAACTACCCCAGTTGACCATCTGTGGCCATCCATTATAGATTTCCCAAGTTTCGTTTGGATCACCTACACCATCCCTCATTTGAAGGTCGCTTTGATTGGCTTTGTATGTAGACGGTGGAGTCACATCGCCAGCAGCACCGCCGGTAAGCTTATTGCAAATCTCTACCCATTCAAACATGGCCTGAGATACGTCTGGGTCCTGCTCAACATCATACCAGTTCAGACTCAGAGGTTCCCACTTGGTCTTGCCTCCAAAGTAAGCTTCTTCCTGGTTGTGATGCATGATAGCTTCTTCCAACTGGTATGATGGCCTAGAAGCTTCTTTAAGCACGAGCCTAACCTCTCTAGACAGCTTTTGGTCGGGGCCAAGACTCGCAAAGTACCATCTGTGCGTTCGTCTGATTTCTGCGGTTGCGCTCGGGCCGTCACCTTCACCATTAATTTTAAAACCGGGCATGATTTCTCCTTTACTGGACTACGCCGCCAGCTGCTAGTACTTCTTGGGCACCAAAGTTTGCACCAGTCCTCATAACCACCAGATTCAGTACGATGAACTCTGCCACTCTGGTCGGCTTCAGGAAGACGCTAACCCACAGCTCGTTACGATCGATTCGCTCTGGAGTATTATTAGTCTCATCACAAACCACATTATAAGCTGTCAAACCACGCCTCGCAGCAATATCGGCTAAGAATGGTTTAATTGTACTGGTAACTTGGAGCCTCGTAGTCTCATCATTCTGCTCAAAAACGTAATTACGCAGCAATCGATTCAGGTTCTTCTTCAGGAAGATCAGCAGCATTCTAACATTTACACGATCGAGAGCTGTCGATTCCCTCTGAAGTGTTCTCTGTCCCCAAATCGTCACTCCCTGCTGTGTAAGATCAACAATAGCATTTACTGCGTTACCGCTGCCGTACAATGCATCTCGTTCACCCTGTGTTGGGTTGTACTCAATGTCAAGAGCGGTATTTAGCTGCCCTCGATTGACACCAGCAGGTGCGTTCCACTGCTCAGTCTCTCTGTCGGTACGGGCAAAGACTGCACAAACATGACCCGCAGGCGGGACCCAAATTGTACCACCTTCGTAGAGGTCATTGATTTTGATCCAGCTCCAGTACAGTGCACCATAACTGGAATTAATCGCACTGGCTAGATCACTGGTCAGCATTCCATTATGCCAGTCAATCACCTGCTGCGGCTTCAACCCGTAAGGAGGGTCTACAATATAAAGAACGTCGCCACGGCTTTCACAAAATGCGAGAGCCTGAGCAATCACTGATCCACTGGTGAATCCCGGAATAGCCAAAAGGTTGATATCATAAGACTCAGGATTCTGGAATGCATAGATACCGGTCGAAAGTGATGGATTTCCAATCACTGCAGAATCAAGGTATGTGCTGTCCGCTGCACTAGCAGGAATGCCATTTTCACCACCACTGAATTCTCTGTTTGTAAACGGGCTAGGATTACGAACAGACGTTCCTAAAGCAGTGGGTCTCTCTTCCCAGTTATAGAAGCTATTTCCATTTTCGCCGCCAAGAGCCGTACCAGGATTGACAACATTGCCGATGTATCTGGTATCATCTGGATCGAAACTAATATCTTCTACTCGATCATATTCGACACCATTTGAATCCTTGATTGTAAGTTTATATCTTCCAGCAACATCCCCCACGCCTTCAGTATAAACTTCCAAACTCGCAGTATAGTTGTCGACCCAGGTTCCAGCTGACGTAGCGACAAGATACCCAACAAGATTTGCATAATATGCAGTATCAAGGGCACACTGATCACTAAGTGGATCGTCTTCACAGGACGCAGGCTGGCTCGGAGTTGTAGAGCTAGCAGTCGGAATCTCAACCCTGTTATCCCAGAATGATCTATAATTCAAGGTGTAAGGATAAGAAATTCCGAGCTCCTCTGCAAACCTGAGGCAAGCTAAATATGTGAAGTTCGCCTGCATCTGGAGTTGGTCATACTTTCTTGTAGTAGTTGTGACTATAACCACATGCTCAGTTCCACCTGGAATCGTAAGAGCAAAAGACTCAAAATAAGTCGTTCCCTCATATGTCCCTTGAGCATCTATAATGCTAGCAATTGTTGCGGCTGTTGCGCTTGACAATGAGGAACTCAAACTGAAATCAAATCTGATAGTCTCTTCAGATGTAATGGCGTCAATAACAACCCTGTTATTGCTAGAACCAATATTATAATTTTCTTCCTGAGTACCAAGCAAATAGCTTCGCGGGATATCATAAGTATATTGGTCTACACCAAGCTCAGCAGCTGTCGCACAAGTACCAGTTAGTTGAATCCACTCACCAGCAGTATCGACTCTGATTGCAGGAACCTCGTTACCATCATCGTCCTCACTCACAACACCCGAAAAAGCACTTGGGGCCGCAGCATCGATAGCATTCACAACGGCAGTGGCAGTTGTGTAGGTTCCGGCTGCGAGTGTCAAAACTTCTGGAGTTGCACCTTCAACAACAACCGTCATCGAAGTATTGTCTGGCTCTACACTGAAGACGATTGTATCACCAACACCCATCTGCCCGCCACTGTTTATACGAATGTAAAACGTAAGCCCATAACCAGTCAGAGTGATTGGATCAGATTGGTCGGGGTCGGTCACAGCAGTAAGAGTGCCAGTAGCAACAGAATCACCTGCACTATCGGTAATTGTGTAAGTTGCACCATCAATATTACCTGTTGCAGTCGGTGCACCAGTAATCGTCAGAGTGAATGTTTCATCCAAACAGCCAGTGTAAGCTTCGCTACTAAAGATCACATCAGCGTCTATGGCTCCCTCGGACGAGTTACCTATCTCTGCATCGTTATACGCATCGGCAAGAGTCCCAGCAACCGCCCCAACCACACCTGCATCATGAATCACAACAGGGGAAGGATTTGAGCCAGTTCCATCGCCAACTCGTCTAAACTTGATGATTCCATAGTCTATACCCTGGAAAACCGGGATGCGTCCCCAGCCTTCAACTTTGGAACCAGAAGTATCGATAGCGATTGCTGCAAGATCAGCATCCATCCCATCCTGATACTCGATCCCACTTCGAAGAACGTAGCATGAGTTACCTTCTTCAAAGTAACTCATGACAGCATACCCCAGATAGCTTTCTGAGAATGGCTCTCCGAATGTGTCAACAAAATTCTGAGCAGAATCGATTAAGGTGGGCGTATTTAGTGGCCCCTTGTTAGCTGTGCCAATAAACGCTGGACGTAGTGCGCCAGTACCTGATGGAACAACGCTAAGATCGATCTCTCGCGTGAAGACTCCTGGACTTAAATAAACTGACATTTTATGCTCCTACTATGTTTACCGCGTTATATTTGAGTGATAGTACCAAATCTAATTTTATTTTTAGATAGGACTATTATTCCTAACTAGTATTCCCACAGAGGAGTGAAAACATCCATATGCCCGAGCTAAACTGGGACTACCGCAAGGACCCCACTTGCCTTCAAATTATTGATCTGGGACATATTCAAGTACCGTTTGGGGAGAGTAACGGACTCGTTGTGTTTAATCCAATATTGCTTTTGTTCTGCAAAGAAGTCACCATTGGGTGGTGACACATTTATTGGAATAATTTGCTTTCGCCTATTGGTAATACGTAATTCATCACTTGCCATTATGCTTCTCCTGGGGTGTGGCTAGTTGAAATTTCGCGTGGAATATTGGCTCCGGAGAATCCCTCCAATGTATAAACTGTACCAACAACAGTAGGTACCACCTTCTCTGGTAGTGAAAGCCATGCTTCCGCTGTGTACGTAATTTCATATTTCACTTTAGCTAAATCCGTCGCTGCTGCTTCTTTGTCACTATTGTCCGTTGAGCTATTGAATTTCATTTGGACATTTCCAATAGTATGGTCGTCTGAAACCCGTAGCTCTGCCAAAGGATTAAACCTAGTCAGGATCTGGTATAATATATACTCTATGTCTCTCTTATATGCAGCCCACAAACTCAATGTATAATCAACATTATATGGTGCTGGACGATAATATAAGGCCGCCCTGGTCATAGACTTATTGACATATCTAGTATGCAGATTTGCATATGGGGGCGAAAACTTCTGGGGATTATAAGAATGGCTAGTTCGGCTTATAGACATAGCAGGCAATTGAACCCTGCCATCTTTTAAATCGGCAGCCCATGCTTGAATTCCCTTTTGCATACCGGCAATTCTGACCCGCATAAATCTCACAGCATCATTGCCTGGAATCCTAATATCGCTCCAATAATGCTTCATTGCATTATCCAGATACCAGAAAGCTGGATAGACAAATTCTTCGACATCTTCTGGGGAAGTTCGGCCTGACTCCCATAAGTTTCTAGTCCTTCCACCTTCTACATGTGACGATTGGCGTGTACCATATATATGCGGATTAATTTGGGGGACTGGTTCTATTATACCAGGAAGTTTGCCATTCTGAGTCGTCCCTCGTGGCACACTATCAACAAAAGTATATTGGCT